CTACCACCGTTTCGGTTAGGCATACCGCAAATGGTAAGCACCGTCTGATACATATAATCGACAAGGGTCTGGGTCTGAGTCTGATTGAGTTCCTGAACGAGATACTTTGCATCTCCTTCAAGCGGAACTTTCAGACCGCCGTTTTCTTTCAAAGCCTTGAAGTCATCGGAATCAATGTCAACACCTTTGAGAAGAAGAATGGACTGAACAAACTGCTCAATGCCGTCAAGACGGTTACTTCCGACCTCATTGATAGCATCGAGGAGAGGGAGGACAATCTCAAACGCACCGAGCCGAGCGGTATTCGCCGGGTACTCGATGATTGGAACACATCCGAGAGAATGCGGCTCTGCTTTGAGAACTCTACCATCCTTGATTTCAAAGTACATTGCATCGGTATATACGCTATACACAATGCTGTTGTCCTGCTTGATGATGTACTTTACACCCATCTTGCGCTTGTTGCCGAGACCATTATGATAGACCACAAAGGAATATCGAGGGTCGAGTGTGTAAATCTCAAAAGGAGCTTCGTCAACATCATCGTCAACGGCATCCGGGAGTACCATACGGAAAGAAGTACCGCAAATGGTAAACCAATCGGCAAGCTCTTTATCCTTCGCCGCTTTATCCTCGGCGAACACAAACTCGTTGAGCTGATTGATAGCTTCGGAATGCTCATCGCTTCCACCACGACAAACATACTGAATCGGCTCACCCATGAGATAGCCGACCTTGAAAGACACAATCTCGTTTGCCCGATTTTCGACCAACTTATTGTTGATTTCCGGGCGAATATCTTTTACTCTTTCGAGAATGGGCTGCTTGCCCTTGTAATAGTCGTAAAGGTACTGAATGTCGTTTTTGTTGACATCGTGAGTTTCGAGAGCCTTGTTCAGGACTTCCACGACATTACTTCTGTCGATAACATCCACATCGGTATAGATGACAGTTCTGCCTGTCAATGTACGAGTCATAGCCACTCAGCCCACCTCCTTCAAGTACCTATTCTTATACACATACCATTATAGCATATCTTCAATGCTTTGTCAAGTGATTTTGTGTAAATAAACCATTGGAGAGTAAGAAAATCAAAAAGTCCTTCGGAAAACCTCACAACGCCCCATCGGATTTCGCACCATGCCCCCAGCCATTGTAAGGCTATCGGGTGCATCATCGTTTTTGTTTTTGCCGAGCATCTTGTAGGAAAACACATTCTGCATGAAGAGAGAGTAGGCTTTATCCCGTTTTCCCGGCTCTCTAAAAATCATCATCTCTCGGATGTCCGGGGCTTTATCGAAAATGCGCTGATACTTTGCCTTGTCGGTAGGGGCGGCTTTCGTTGTGATGTTCAGACGATACCCCTGTTTCTTTAATTCTTCCTCAATGCCCTCCTTGTACGACTCAGTGGACTTATTTGCTTCGACCTGCATTGCCTGAACATTATGCTCCATGACTGCTTTGACGAGCAGCGGTTGAGTAACCTTCTTGTCCCGATTATCGTACACCACATCGTGAACATAGATGTCCTCGCCATATTGATAACAGACCGGGGATGCAACAAAGTCACCGCCGCCGAAAGCCGGGTCTACCGCCATAAAGATACGGTCAGGCTCAACATCGGTCGGGAGTTCGCCATTGTAATAGCGGAAGTCATCCGGAGTGAACAAAGCACCGTCTCTTTCAATCGGCTCGCCCATATACTGAGCCGCCCAAGAAGCCATGTCATTATTGCGCTCGAAGGAAGCTCTCCGCTGCTGATAGTACTCCGTACTGAATCCCACACCGTAGTCGTAATTGAATTGACTCTCATCGTTCTCATCGAGTGCCGACAGATTGATGACCGCAAAACGGCGAGTCTTGAATCGCTCATCATTTTGCAGAAGCTCCATGCGTAGTCCTGCCGGGTCAATCATAGACCATCGAGTACCGCACCAAAGGATTTTTGCCTTTTCCTTCGCACGAGGAAGTAGGTTGTTATCGACTTTGCTCCATGCAGACATCAAGCGGTCTTTATTCATTGCTTCCTCAATGCCGCCGATAAGGTCATCGGAGATTTCAACACCGTTGCAGTCACACGCACCATTCAGAGTACCGTAGAGGGAACGGCAGGTCAACGAGGGATAACGCTTTTTGCGGTCGATGTTCAGGGTCTCATCGGCAGAGTTGGTCTGTACCACTTTCGCAGAAGGAAATACATCCTTCCACAGATAGGTCACAGGGTCTTGAATAGTCTCCAACACGCCGTTGTAGAACGCTTTGGTGATGGTATCGGAATATGCGGAATAGAGGTTGGATGACTCACTGTTACGCCCGATGAGCCAAGTGACGAAGAACATCAAAATGGTTGTCTTGCCGACACGAGGGGGCATGGAGATAAATAGCTCATCGAGTTCATCGTCTACGAGCTTTTGCAGGTTATCCACAACCTGTTTCAGAATACGGCGGCGGGGTTGATAAAAACGCTCCTCCGGCTTTCGGTTGATTTCGATGTAGAGAAGATAACTGTCGAACTTGTACGGTGCATCGAATAGCAAACTGCGCCGATAGAGGTCAAACAGTTTTGCATACGCCGAGGTTTTCATTCCACGGCTGATATACGACCGCAACTCAGCATTGGTGTCATGCGCTAACTTAAAGTCGGACTCCTCGATACTGCGGCAAAGCGAGAACACATCCTCGTATGCCCGGTAGTCAGAGGGGTCTTTTTGTATTTCAAAAAATATTTTGGATATGAGTTTTGCGTTATCCACTTTCATTACCTCCCAAAATAAAAGGACTACCCGAAGGTAGTCCCTGTTGACTGTTACTCATCGCCCTGTTGCGAGAGCCTTAATCCCATAAATAACCCGCAACCCACTCGAAACGGCTGCGCCATGAATCATTTTCCTTTTTCGCTTTCTTTGGCTTAGGGAGTTTTCCTCCGCATAAAGCGTATATACCGTAGAACGGCAAGAGAATAAGAGTGATGACGAACGCAAAGGTATAGATAAATACATACCCGATTATTTTGAAAAACATCTTAAATGCCCATATCATCGTTTAGCCCTCCTTTTTGAGAATCGGCTCGTGAACGCCCTTGACCCAATTCATATCCTTGCCGTACTTATACATTCCCTCGTAGAAGGGGCGGTTATCCCGGATGCTTCTCACATTGGACTCACGGAATGGAGTGCCTTTCCGAGTAGTAAAACCTGCGGCAGTCAGACCATCAGCGATGTCCCACAGGGTACGACCTGCATCCAAGCCCTCAAAGACCGCCTTGACGATAGGCACTTCATCCTCGTTGATGACAAGTTGACTATTTTCCACCTTATACCCATAAGGACTACGACCACCGCTATAACCTCCGGCTTTCGCCTTGATTCTGCGAACGCTGCTTGTTCTCATCGCAATGTTGCGCCGTTCCTGCTCTGCCACGAAAAGCATGATGGAACGATAGATACCGCTCAGACCGTTGTCATCATCAAACTGCTCACAGACACTCAGGAGCTTGATGTTCTTCTTTTCGAGGGTGTAAAGGTAGTAGAAGTAGAGCTTGATGTCTCTTGCCATACGGTCGGACTTTGCAACGATGACAGCTTCATAGGGAGGATTGGTTACATCAGTTCCATAGAGAATCTTGTCAAGCTCAGGGCGGTTGTCTTTGACACCGCTCACAGCTTTGTCGATAAACCATTCCACGATATTATACCCATTCTCATTGGCATAGAGGAGAATGGATTGTTTCTGAGAGTCAATGCCGAACTTATCGTCTCCGACCTGTCCTTCGGTGCTGACTCGGATATATCCAACTGCGTTTTTGAAGTTCATGGTATCTTCCTCCTGTTCGCATTTATTATATCACAAGTTTATGCGAATGTCAATAGGTTTTTGCGAATTGCCTTTTTATTTTTTGCGAGTGGTTACGACCCTCACCCGCCCCGAAAGCCCCGCCCGGCTTCCCCCTCCGGGGGTATGCCGCCCCGGAACGCCTGAGCGGCGAGCAACGCCGAGCCGAAAGCCGAAGAAAATGCAGCTTGAAACGCTGAACGGCTGACAATCGCAGAAAATCTTGAAAACTTTCGCAGAAACTCTTGACAAGTAAATGCGAATGTGCTATAATGATACCGTAAACAAAAGAGAGCGCACCCGGAAGCCCTGAGAAAGCAAGACCGGGAACGCTCACACAAACCAACCCACGCCGGGCGGCTGCTCCTCCATTATAGCACAAACCCGGCACAATTACAAGGAGGAAACACCATGAAAAAAACAATGTTGACTTGCGACACCCTCGACCGCTTTGAAAAGTTCATCAACCCCGAAACGCTGACCGCCGAACAGGTGCAGGAGGTCGAACATCTCGCATATTGCGCCAACATGGGCGCAGAGAGCAAGGAAAGCGCATGGACTCGCTTTTGCGAGCTTGTCAAGCACTTCTTAAACCTCGACATCATCGACACCGAGAAACACCCGAACATCAGAAAGGCAATAGCAGACCACGAAGCCGAAACCCTCGACAAGTTCAACCGAGAGGTTGAGACCAAGACCGCCGCCGACATCCTCGCAAGTTGGTATTTGAAGCAGTACACCACCCCGAAAACCCTTGAAGCCATCAAGAACACCGCACCCGAAGAGAAACCCGCCGCCGACATCCTCGCCAAGATGAAAGCGAAGAAGGCAAGAGAGGAAGCCAAGAACACGGCAAAACGCCTTGAAGCTCTCGCCCTTGCTGAGTCCTGCAAGCTGCCCGAATCGGTCAATATTTCGGTTGAGTTCACCCGCTCCCGCACATGGGGAAGCATTCCACACGCCACCATCACGGCAGAACAGCGGCGCACCTTCGGAACGGCGAGCGGCTACGGCTATGATAAGGAATCGGCGGCGGTTGCTTCCGCTATGAATCAAAATCCCGAAGTTATGCGGATTCTGTACGACCACGCCGAAAGCGGCGAGGGTTTCCCGTATTCCGTCCATACTTTCGCCGGGCTGCCGTCCTTTGATGGTGGTTGCGGGGTCTCCTGCTTCCGCTCCGTGTTCGAGGCTTGCGGCTATGAGTGGCAGCAGGTCGGCAACGGTAAGACCTTCAACGCCTACGCAATCACCCGCAAATAAGAACGAAAGACACCGAGCCGGGACGAATTGTCCCGGCTCATTTCGCAGGAAAGCGCCCGGAGGAACGGCGGCGGCGGTCTATCTCGATATGCTTGAACAACCGCATTTACTCATTGCAGGAAGTACGGGAAGCGGTAAAAGCGTACTTTTGAACACGCTTATTTATACCGCACTTTATAAAGCCCCGCACCGTTGCCGCTTCATCATGATAGACCCGAAACGGGTTGAACTTGTCGACTATAAGGAACTACCGCACACGCTCATATATGCGAGTGAGCCGCCCGACATTGCCGCCGCTTTGGTATACGCTATCGAGGTTATGGAAGAGCGATACAAGCGAATGCAAGCCGCTCGACAGAAGAAAAGCACCGAGCCGGACATATTTGTTATTGTGGACGAGTTCGCCGACCTCATGACCACGCAGAAGCGGGAAACCATGCCGCAAATAATACGCCTTGCACAACTCGGAAGAGCCGCAAACCTGCATTTGATTCTTGCGACCCAACGACCAACACGGGAGATTATCAACGGTCAAATCAAAGTCAATCTTGATTCACGGGTTGCGCTACGGTGTCCAACCGCTCAGGACTCCCGAAACATCATCAACACCAAAGGAGCGGAAACCCTACCCCGCTACGGTTTCGGGTACTACCTCACGCCGAAAGGCTGCGAGCTTATCAAAATACCCATGACACCGCCCGAAGCCATAGCCGAGCGGGTGCAATGGTGGGAAGCTCAGAAGCCGCACAAATCCATATTTGACCGCATAGCCGCCCGGAGATAATGCCGGGCGGCTTTCCTCATACCCTCACAGAAGCTCACAGAAACGCCCACGGAGCACGCAAGGCGGCGGGGTATAGAGATACCACCCGGAGCATAAACACCCCACAGAGAGCCGCAGAGGGCGCACAGAGCCACGCCCGAAAAACGACCGAGAGACCCACCCGGAGCAGCACCGCCGCCCGAATGGGTCTCTTTTCGTTCACTTTTCGTTTTGTTTCGGTGGAAGTTAGCCGGGGCGAACTTAGCCGAACTGACTTTTGACCTTCTGAAAAGTCCTTTCTGCGGGTTTTCCGAAAATGAAAAAGTTATTTTTCTCAGCCGTTTTCTTCGCCGTCATCGGGTGGAAGTTCATCAACCACCACGGAATCAAGATAACGCTGTCGCACTTCTTCCGGGTCTCTTGCTTCACCGAGCGGATTATTCGGTGTAACAATGATGTCCTGCTTGTCAGCATATCCAAAGTGATTCTTTCCGAGGAAGATTCCAACGACCGGGTTAATCTTGCCATCAACCATCCAATCTTCCCACATTTCTTCGAGAATTGCCCTCGCTTTTTTTACAATGGGGCGGTGGGTGCTTTCTCTATACTCACCAACCTGCCAAGTATAGAATGTCTTTCTGTCAATACCGAGTGCATTACACATCCCGGAAACAGTCGGCTTGATGTCATCTTCCACGCAGTGATTGAAATACCAAATGATACGCTCTTCGACCTGTTTCTCATCAGATATATCAATCTCAGGCAAGTCCCAACTTGCAAGAGCGTGTCGCAAATATCGACCCCTATCCCCCGGTAAAAGATTTTCGTTTCCGTTCCAAGAAAGGTCTTTCCTTTCATTGCCGCCTGAGTCTTTCGGTCTCCCTCTTTTTGCTACTTGCTGACCGATGTCGGTCAATTCTTTGTCTTTCATCTCGTATGCTCCTTTCTGCCTGCCGGGTAGAGTGGGTAGAGGAAAATCGGCTTTTTCAGTAAAGTCCTCTATATAGTACTCTCTATAAGACACTTTATAGAAAAAAGCTAATTTACTCTACCCGCTCTACCCCAAACGCTCGCTAAACAGGCTTTGTGAATAGTTTATGAACAAGTTTTCAGGGAAACACCGTCAAAAACGGTGTACCCATGCGATACCTTCTTACCATTGTGCCATTCTGGGTGCTGTTCGAGTCCGGCGTTAAACTTCTTCGAGGTACAAACATAGTACCCATTGCTCTTACACCAAATCTTATAAGCATCGAACAGACTCTTTGCTCTCGTGCTTGCATCCTCATTTCTCTCGCAACGCTCTTCGAGAAACTGCAATACAAGGTCGTTATCACGCTCATACTGCTTGATGACTTCCTTCATCTTCTCAGACATTTTCAGTCCGAAACGCTTATAACGAAAATAACCAATCACGAGCCAAGTGAAGATACCCTTCATTGCATCGGGTGTTCTGAAAGCATCCTTCAAGCTCTCGTCCCGCTCCTTCTCGGTGAAGTGCCTGTTGAACTCAATGACCCTCACACGGTCGGAAGCGAACAGGGATTTATCCTGCACACTCGGAAGGTCGTTGCAGGACAACCACATTGTAAACTGCGGTAGGAAGGTCATCATACTCTCATACAGATTCCGAGCAGTTATTTCCTCGCCGCCCGTGAGCTGCTTGATAACCTCCTCATCGAGTTTACCGTACTGATTGCTTTCTGCCATTGTTACAAACCGCTTTCCTTTAAGGGCGGCGATGGTGGGAGAAGCTGCTTCTGCGTTCTTTGCCCGGTCGGTCTTACAGATAATCGACACGGGGGAGACAGAAGCATAATCTCCGAGCAGGTGATGAATTGTCCCAAGCAGCGTTGACTTACCATTGCGTGTTGTCTTGCCGTGAAGGATAAACATACACTCTTCTTTGGAAGTGCCGAGCATGGAGTACCCCAACGCTCGTTGTAGATAGTCGGCTTTCTCCTTGTCGTTACTCGTAACTTCACGGATGAACTCTTCCCAACGCTCACAGCGAATGTCATCTTGCATGGTGTACTCAAAATTGGTCTGCATCGTGAGATAATCACGCCAATCGTGTTCCCGGAAGCTCATGGTCTCCAAGTCGTATGTACCATTGAGACAGTTGATGAGGTTGGGGTTGGCATCGAACTGAGATGCTGAGATAGGGTAGACGGAAGCGGCATCCTTCATCAACCTGTCACGGAAACGCCTATCCCCCATCTTGTTTACAAACGCAAAATAGCTCTTGCGCTTTTCCTCATCGGTAATTTCTCCACAGTATAAGACCATCAGACGGGTGAACTCCTTGATTTTCTCAGCTACAAGCAGAGAGCCGACATCCTTGCGCCATGCGCCGTTGTCGTAGGTGTACCACGACTTCGCTTCCGGGCAATATCGGGTGTCATTCTTGTAGCACTCGGAAAAGAGTTCAGCCATACCGCTCTCATCCCACGAATACCCGCTGTTATCAAGTTGCCGGGATTCCGGGTGAGCGTTCATAATGTAGAACATCTTTCTTGAAAGCTCTTCGGATAGGATGAGCTGACCGCTTTTCAGTTGAAATAGTTCGGGAGTCACCTCAGTCATCATTTCTTCGCTCATTTTCATTCACCTCCTTGTACCTGATTTCAAAATAGTGCATCCAACAATCGGCTGCATCACATTTGTTGCAATGCTCCTCGCACCAAACACAGTTCTCTTCGGAGTTGTGTAACTCCTCCTCACACGGGGAGAAGTTACACGGAAAGTCGAAGAGTTCTGCGAGCAGTTTTGCTATAAACTCCTCGGTCATTCTTACCTCCTGTACTTCGTAACGCTGTTCGTGATAGTCTGAATCTCACTCGTAGGAAGCGGAGGAGAACAAGCAACCTGATTTGCGTGTAGAAGCTCTTGATAGATTTCTTTTTTTGAGTAACCTTGATTATGAAGTTGCCCGGCGAGTGAGGTGAGAGACAGATTTCTCATTCCTCTCGGTATCGGCGGGTACTTCGGTCTGAGTGAGATTTTCCCGTTCTCCGGCTTCTCATACAATGGGGAATAGATACGCTGAGAGCTGCCGGAGCTGTCGTTATCCTTCACGGTTTCCGGGAAGTACTTACCGACAACATAATCAATCGCTTCCTGATTTTCTATCATCGTCTCATAGATGAGCTTTTCGCCCGTAACGATGAAGTATCGGCTGCTCTTGTAAATCTCCACCCCGTTACCGTTATTCTTGCCCTTAAAGGGTAAATCCCCTTTGAGCAGAATGTGAACACCTCTGCCGCTTCTCGACTTTTCGGTGTATGACCGACAAGCTCGCATGATGTCGATGCTCGTTTCGGACAAAAAACCGTCCTCATCGAAACCGCAGTCGATGTCGATACCTACAATCCCATTGTTGTTGAACACAAACCCGATATGGTCGTAGATACCATCGCTGACGGCTTTCTGCGCCGTCTCAAAATCGCACCAAGTTTCCGGGTTGACGGACGATGCACCTTTGCGTTCGTTGGCTTTCATCGGTATCTTCGAGCCATTCCACACACAGACCCATTGAGGGAGGGCGGTAATGTCGGGTGGGAGATTAGCGTATCTCACAGAGCGTTATCCCTGTTTGGGCGCATCTTCCGGCTCAACCTCCGGGGATGCAGCAGTTTTCTTTTTCTTCTTTGAGTATGTACCCTCGAAGAAATACTTGCCGTCAACGCAAATAGGATAGCCCTCAAATTGTTTGCTCTCGGTTACTTCGCCCTTTTCGATAAGAGCGTTGGCGGCGTTGATACCCATTTCGTTCTGCACGAAGTCTTTCCCCGCAACCATAATGAAATGGACTTTACCTTTGTTGTTTTTCAGTCTCATCGTTGACCTCCTTGTTCCATTCTTCGACATCTACACCGATGTCTTTCAATTTTCTCTGACAAAGCCATGCGCCATCATCGGGCATTTGATAATACTCAACGAGGGCTTTATGCTCCTGCTGAAACGCTTCCCAAAACCGCCTGAGTCGCTTCTTACCGAAACCGAGATGAACATGAAGGGTATACAAGACCATCGCATCAATATCGTTCGTGTACTTTCGGTCGGCTTCAACGATTTGACGGTTGATTTCGATGTTCATAGCAAGTCGCTCTTTGGCGGTAAGGTCTGCGCCGAAAACCTTACCCTTATACTGTTTTACTCTCATTTCTGCTTCCTCCTGAACAAGTTACGGACGAAGTAGCGGATGATGTACCAACATTGTTCGAGATAGCCGACCTTTCGGTAGCCCATCTCAAACCTCGATGTCATCGAAGATGACAGGAATGAGGGATTTGAGTTCATTGAGCAAAGGAATAGCAACTTCTCGAATCTGCGGATGAGCTGCCTGAGAAGTTCTCAGTTTCAGAAAATGTCTCCACTCTCTGAGGTCAGCAGTCATTACGATTTCGGTTTTCAGACTGTTCGGGAGAACAGCTCTCGCTTCCTGCGGAGAGCAACCAAAGTCGAGCAGGTCGAAGTAGGCAGTCTCAGCGTTCTTGCAGGAGCGTTCCCAAATGTGATACCCCGCTGCGCTCTTGTCGAGATAGGACGGCTCAATGACGGTGATTTCGCTTTGAAAATCGTCCTTCGAGTAATTGCAGTACCGTGTAGACTCCTGACAGTAGGCAGCAAGTCGATGACGGACAATTTCGTGAGAAACGCCCCTGTCACATATGAACTTCACTGAGAGAGAGGAGTGTTCAAGAACAGCTTCGTGTCCTCGCTTGACGATGTTCCTTACGAATGAGAGGTAACTATCATCGGTGATTTTGTGTTCGCTCTTATAACAGACACGACCACAGCTTTCAATGTGTTTGAGTATTTGTACCCCATCAATAGGGGTAAGAATCTCGTGATACGGTTTAATAATTTTCATATCAAAGCCCCTTTATATGAGCCGCAATCATGTCGGCTTGATGAGTCCACAGGACATTCGGATAACGATGAATCGCTCTCGTGTAGTCCTGCCATTCCTCCTTGTCGGTAAACGCTCCCATGTGATAGCGGATGCACGTGACTTCTTCCTCTGTCAGTTGGAGCAGAGAAGCACAACGCATAACCGATTTATCTCCGTGACCTTTGAGGAGCGTTTCGGTGTTGTACTCCCAAGTTTGCTCATCGTAGACGGGGCGATACTTATCGCCGTCAATAATTCTTCCCGTGACGGGATGACGGTATTGGTCGATTTTGCAGAGGTCGTGAAACATCCCGATAATCCACGGTGAGCGTTTGAGCTGCCAAATGAGACCGTTCTTTTCGGTAAGGTCAACGAGAGCTTCGGTAACTGCGAAAGAATGGTCAAAAAGACCGCCTTTGTAGTTGCCATGATATTTCGTAGATGCAGGTGCATCGAAGAAGCCCCACTCTTCGAGCTTTTCCGGGATTTCCGGGTCATCGAGACACTGCATCATGGATTTGAAAATCTCAATTCTGTTGGCTCTGTCCATCTTCGTACTCCTTTCTATGAATGCTCTTTTCGCAAGAAAACCCATCCGGGTATCTTTCACGGAGCTTTGCCTTGTTCATTTCAAAAACATCGTCAAGTTCCATGTCGATAGCGGCGGCTGCGATTGCCAAATACCAAGCACAGTCACCGAGTTCCTCAGCGATATGCCTTGCATCGAGTTCGTGACCCTGAAAGGTAGCTTTCTTTACAATGTCAGCAACCTCACCCGCTTCACCGCACAAGCCGAGTACGCCGTTGATGAGCATACCATGATGCTCATAGTGCATACCGCTTGCCGTTCTCAGAGCTTCCTTCTGATACTCATTTCCCGTCATCGTTCGCAACCTCCATTTCCAACACGGTCATGATTGCATAGTTGGCAAGGTCAATCAAGGTGTCACGGATAGACTCGTCACTGACTTTCTGTTCACCGCCACGGGAAAGGGTCTTGAAACGACTGAGCTTGTCCCCCAAACGGATACGAGCCATTGCCATTCCTTCTTCGGCGAAAGTTTGATGAAAGCTATCACCGTAGTCGTGATTTTTACGCTCATAGAGCTTATTGATTTCCTCACAGATACGAGCGTGATGCTCGACTTTGTTTGTACTCATTTGAGTTATTCCTCCAATTTCTAATGCCATAATACCTTACTCCCTACCGCAAGTATCGTTCTGAATTGCTCGTACTTTACCGATAAAGTCTCGCAAGGAGCGAGGGCGGTAATTGAGACCGCCGCTCGCTGTTAGCTTACGAGGTGGTGTTGCTTCCTCGAACTCGAACATCACAAACTGCCCGTTGATACAGGCGAGGACACCCGGAGAACTTCTCGTGTAATAGATACCCTCAGAACTAAGGTATTTCGTGCATTCCCTCAGCAGTTTGGATTCTGCCATTGTTAGCCCAACAGGGAGTCGAGGTCGAAACCGCCGCTCTTCTTCGGTGCTGCCTTGCTTGCGGTAGGAGCAGCTTTCTTCGGAGCGGGGGTCTGAACTTCCTCTTCGTCAAAACCGTCAGCAGGAGACTTATCTCCGAGACGAATGAATGTGACGGTCTTATTCGGGTCTTTGTTAGACGGCTGAACATCATGCTCAACGCTGCACTGAATGTACCGCCCCACAAGGTCATTGTGGTCGATTTCGGTGAGCGTGTAGTCCTGCAAAGCGGTCTTTGCAAAGAAGGAGAAAGCGTTGTACGCACCCTCATTCATAGACCCGTCCTGCTTCATAAGGTTGAAGCGTTCGGTATGGGTCTGACCCTTTGCGGTTTTCATCTTGACCTCCAACTTGCCGAACTCTTCCTTATAGGAGACCTCGATGATTTTGAAAATGTGCGTTCCTTCCGGGATGAGGGAAAAACCCTCAGTCAATGCGATTTTAGCCATTTGATTTATCCTCCTTGTTATTCTTCGATGATGGGAAAGATGATACCGACCAACTCATAGTCATCTGTCGGAATCATTCCGGCTTTCTTGATGAGCAGCGCATCGGGAATGGGGTTGTCGTTCTCATAGTGATACAGAATCTCGGTGATGTCCGACTTCTCAATGAGACCATAGTCATCATTGCAAATCGGAAGAGAGATACCGCCGTCCTCGGACTGATAAACTCTCACACAATCCTTGATTTTGCCGTCTGCGATAGGCATGACAGCCTTTTCGAGAGTGGCATCGACCGTGTTACCGATACCGTTGATGATTCTCTTGATGGTTTCCGGGGCTTCCTTGATGTCGGAAGCGGTTACGCTTCTCACGGTATCGGGGATAGCCATGAGAACGGAAACGGAAGCAAGCCAACGCTTTTCGAGAATCTGATTGGTTTCATAGATAACGCCCTCGGATGCAAGGGACTTGACGAACTTAGTAAACTTCATTGTGTTTTCCTCACTTTCTCTTCTTGTTGGCGGCTGCGATGACCGCACCCGCAATGACGATGATAAGCTCGACCATGACGGTAACGAGAACACCTGCAACGAACGGATTGATATACATTATGCTTCCTCCTCAATGGCTTTGGTTATAATACGATAGCTGACCTTTGCTCTCGTGTACTTAGCGAGTAAGCCATCAGCTTTCAGACCGTCCTTGTCGATTTCCGAGGTTTCGGAGCGAGAAACATTCCATTCGTACTTTTCTCCACGGATGGAAACCTTCTTATCGCCGTCCCGGAACTGAGCAAGGGCGTGTTGCTTGATGATGTCGGTAACGACCTTCAAGCGTTTTTCAAGCGGCTCGATGGGAGCAGAGAGACGGTCGATTTCCGCTTTCAATTCTTCACCTTCTCGGAGCAGAGCTTCGATGTCCGACTCCGGGTTAAGAGTGTTTGTGCGAAGTTCTTTCAGAATCTCGGCATCGGCTTTCTCATCGAACGCAGGAGAGATACCCGTCTCTACATGGTCTTTCCACCACTTCTCAGCCTTTTTTACGAGCTTCTTAAACTCAGGGTATCTCTCGGACACCTTGAAGGGAACGGTGATGGTGTTCTTTGCACTCGGAACAAACTGCGAAGGGTCTTTGTAGTCCTTGTCCGAGAGGAAGGAAGCGACCATGATGACATCATCCACACCAAGCAGGTAGGCGTACAAAGCCGCTTGCAGAGCGTAATATTCGGGAATGTCCTTAGCCCAATCTTCGGCTCGTTTGGTGGTTTTCATTTCAAGGACGGTGACAGGCTTCTTGTTCTCATCGAAGAGCAGATAGTCCCACATACCGCCAAAGATAGGCTCATCCTTGAAAAAGTCTCCATAAGTACGGTTGAAGTAGTCCTCACCGTAGATGTCAGTTGGGGTAATAATGTTCGTCATGAAGTAAGATTTCTTCATGAACTGAGCCTGTTTCGGCTCGATAGTCTTACCTGCGGCGGTATAGATGGTCTCCTCAAAAGGCTTCTGATAAGTCCTCGTGATTTCGCACCATACCTCAAAGGGGGTAGACCACGGATTCAGACCGAGAACGGTTGCGAATCGGGTTGCCGTCAGCTTCTTTGGTCTCTTCGGGGGTACGACCTTGATTTTGTTTCCTTCTAACCATTCCATAATTTATTCCTCCTCGATGTTGTAGTTCTCGACCATCTCGCCAACCTTCAAAACGAGCTGTTCGCAAGCGGACTTCGAGATTTTGGTGAATCCCTCAGTCTTGATTGCCACCTGCTGAATGAACTCTTCCTGAGTGGAATCGACCTCTTTCAGCTTTTTCAAGACGGCTTTCAGAGCTTTGATTTGCAGCTCATCGGCGTTGGCTTCCGGGGCGGTGAGACCCTGTTTGATTTCCTCACGCTTCTCGGTAGAAACGGGCTTCTTCGGCTCTGCTTTCGGAGCGGGAGCATCCTTGCCTGACTCGGCATCGAACGCATCGGCTTCGACTACATCGAGGATGAGGAAATAGAGATAGCGGCGCATATAGGTGATTTCCGCACCGAGACCCTGTACCTCGTTCATACGGAACTTGCCCGGCTCTGCGATGGAACGAGCGGTAAACTCAACGACCACCTGCTCATCGGGGTTGTCGAGGTTGATGAATCTACCGACCGCCTTGCCATCGGGAAAGCTCGTGAGAAATACGCAGTTGAAGTTCGAGAAAATCTCAGTTGCTACGGGGACAATATCTTCAAGCTCGAAGTACTTGAACTCGGCATGAAGGTTGACACCCGACTTTGTTACGCCCCTACGAAGGAACTCAATCCTTGCGGCAAGGAGCTTCTGCCACACATTCATTGTGGCGGTATCAACGGTTGCTTCGGTTTTCTTTGTTGCCATTTTTCAGACCTCCAATATTTTAAGGATTTGTTTTTTCAAGCTGTTGATTTTACGAGTGTTCTTCTTCGGCGGCTTGATTCCGAGGAAGTCGTTTACATACTTCTGAGCGAGTTTGATGTACCAAGACCTGTCGAGTACTGCAACGGTAAGTTCGTTGGTATTGTCAATCATGCAATGCTCAGGGAGACCGCCGATTTTGGCATCGTTACCTTTTTCGGCATGAGTCTTGACGAGTGTTCCGTATCGGGTATCTTTGACGGCATAAACCCGGTTGCACTTCTGAACAGGGATTTTTTCGCCGTCAACAATGTGATTGACCTCGGAGTAGAGACCCGATGCTTTTGCCACAAGCTGAAAGCTGAGAAGGTCGTTACAACTATTGATGGTATCTTCGACCGAGACACCCTTTGCGAAGTAGTCGAGAATCGCTTTGGCAACGATAGTCGCATTGTTGTTGATATTAAACGCTCCTGCCGGAGCAATACCACGCACCAACTGACCGCCCTTGATTTTCGTACTGCCGTCAATGGCAATCTCGACATAGTTGTTGACATCCTTCTGAATGATTTCAGAGATGGTGTCCTCTTCGAGTTCAAACCCCGTTCTGTCCTGCCACTCCTGACAGATGACATCGTAGCGTTCGAGGTCATCATCGCTAAGGCTCACCATGATACCATCTGTGTTGAGCTGCACGATTTTGAGGGAGGAGCATTCTCTCACAAGATGAATTGCAAGCTCCAAAAGTCGGAGTTGCCCGGTAATGCACACTGACCGACCCATGAGGGGGTCAAACAGGTCGTTGTACTTCGAGAGCATTGCACCGTAGGTCGTGTTTGCAACGAGCTTTAATGCGTTGGCGGTTGCCTTGTCCCCGGACTTTTTTGCTTTCATTCGGGCTTCAAGCATATCGGCATAGTTTTGAGGGTTAGGAATATTTCGACTGCAATACCCATCTAATGTCATGAGGTGGGGATAATAGCTGCCGACATCACGGTTTCTCAAATGTCTGCCATTTTGTGCTTTCTCCCGATAACAAGGAATAGCACCGTGAATCCCGCCGTAGGCGATTGTCACTTCACAGTCTCCGATTTTGAAGTTGAGCTTACTCTTGAACACCTCTTCATCGGAAAGCGAGTGGTCGTAGATACGGTTGAAGAAGTTGAATACATCTTCGGGGATATACTCTCGGAGCAAGTTATCCGGGTAGACATATTCCCGCTCGTCATCATGCTCTTTCAGAACGGCATCAAGATAAGCTGCGGTCAATTTTGCGTTTGTCATATACAATGCCCGGTTATCGGGAATACCCTTGATTCTGCCAAGCATGAGCTTGTTTTCGATATAACTCTTTCTCAGGTGGTAGAGCTTTTCGGTAGCATCAACATCGTGCTTGCAGTAGAAGATAGTCTCTTCAAGTTCCTTCTCTGTAAGAGGTCGGTCGATGTTGAAGTCAACCTCAGATTCTCGAATGTCCATTCCGAGATGAGCTTCAATCGCTTTCAGCGAAAGTCCTGCCTGACAGTCATCGAAAAGGTCGAACTGCTCGAAGTAAACTTTGCAGTCTCTTACGAGCGGATGTTGCCATCCGACCTCGCCGTGAACGATGACATAATCGTTGAGTTCCTTGATTTGCTCCGGGGTTGCATCCGAAAGCACCGCTTTCAGAATAAATTGGTCGTAATGCTTATTGTTGAAACCTGCGAGAAGAGGGTCGTTTTCCATGAACGACTTGACCGCTTCATTGTCGTTGTGGATGACCGTATATTCGCCGCTGTCGAGGTCTTTGAACACAAAGAGCCAATCAAAAGCGAATACCTCACAGTCGAATATAAAAGTCAATCTCTCACCTCCATTACTTCATCAAGCCATTTCAAGATGTCTTGCGCTTCCTGCTTGTGCGGGTCTGTGGGGAGAAGTAGATTCCTTAAAATCCCTTCAAGCACATTCACGACAATCGAGTTCCCGGCTTGTTTGTATAGTTGCGAATTACTGTTTACCGCTTCCGCTTTCCGAAAATCCTCATCGTCAAAGCCCATCAGTCTCCAACATTCGAGGGGTGTTAGTTTGCGAATGCGGAATTGTTCGTTATTCTCCATAACTGCCACCTTTATTTCCTGATTCCCCCCCCGCAAGTGTGTAGGGTAGGAGATAATCCGTCAGTTGCGTACACTCTCCGGGATTGCTCGTACATTTTGTCCCACACACCGCCTGAGAGGACACCTATTTGATTACACTTCATATACACCTACCTTCGGTGGGTCTTTGGAGTGGCAAGCCTTAATTGTTCCAATCAAACCTTTTGAGGAATAGACCTCTTGATTTTGATGGTACTTTCCACTTTTACCCAAGACCCTTCCTAACACAATCGCTCTTTGATGAAGTTGTCGGTAATTCTTTGACCCGCTTTGGTGGTTATCGTATGGGCGATTATCCGTCTCTCTCTCTCTCTCTCTCTCTCTCTCGGCTCGAACTTAAATCCGTTGCCGATAGCTGCCATTCTTATTGACCGCTCTTCGGCATCCTTCAAGAAAGCATCTGAAAGAAAGTATTTCTCCTCGACATTTTCTTCAAGAAAATCTTCCATAGAGCATTGGAGAGTTTGAGGTTGAGGAAAAGCGAATCCGTTATCAATGCCCTTACGAATACTGACCGCAAATACTCGCTCTCGATTTTGAGGAATACCGCAGTCTTTCGCATTGATGACCTGCCAATAGGAGTTATAACCGAGTTCATCTAACCAACTGAGCCATGCTTCAAATTGCTTGATGAACTTCTTACCCACGAGGTTTTTGACATTTTCGAGGATAAGATACTTTGGTAATTCCCCATGTTCGGCGGCAACACTCAAAAGCCGTTCGACTTCATACAGGAGACCACTACGGGTCTCGCCCTTAATGATTCCTGCTTGATGACCTGCTTGTGAGATGTCCTGACACGGAAAACCGTAAGTCCATAAATCGGCATAGTCGAGTTTTGCGACCTTTGAGATGTCTCCGTAGTTTCGGGTTGCACCATAGATAGCTTCATAGGACTTGATAGCATACTTGTCGATTTCAGAAATACCGACAATCTCGTGAGGAATGTTCAGCCTTTCAAGTGCTTTGCGAAACGCTCCAATTCCGGCGAACAGTTCATTGACTTTAATCACTCTGCCACCTCCTCAGCCGCTTTTTGCTCAATGAGAGGGAGGAAGTACTCATCCTCGCCACGCTGCCGAGCTTTCACGGCATCTTCGAGCCGATGGTATCTGCCGAGATGAATCCGCTTGCCATGAACTGAAATGTACGCTACCCACATCTGACGGTGAGCATCCCACCATACACCCTTGTACCCGCTACGGTTGTTCTTCGGAGGGACATTGCTTTCAATAACTTGAAAGTTGGTATGATATTTCAGATTTTCCTTAACGCTCATTCCGTGTCCTCCTCCACAAAGTAGCATCCGTTTTTACGGTAGGTGGTACATCTTCGTTTGAACGACTTGACGAGATACTGACTATCATCTACAAAGTCGTAGCAGACAGGCTCTTTTTTGCTTTCGTGTGTTCGAGCGATACGCCCAATGCTCTGAGTAATTACGGCGTAGTCCTTTTGAGGAGTTGCCATATAAAGTCGCTCCAAGCAAGGAATGTCGAGACCCTCTTTGGCGAGAGAGTAAGTGGCAAACAGGTATTTCTTATTGCCCGTCCGCATATCCTCAATCGCTTTTTCCCGCTCTGCCTTGCCCTTTTTGGTTGTCATCTTACCGCTTATCATCACCGCCTGTCTCCGCATATTAGCGGGAAGCATATTCATAAGCGTTTCAAGATGTTCCAAACGGTCGGACAGAATGAGAGAGGAGTGTTCGCTCTCGCTGACTATCCACGAACTAATTTGATGATTTCGCTCACCATTTTCGCAGAGATAGGTAATGAGCTTCGTATAGTTGAGAGTACCGTCAGTGTTGATGCACTCTCTTCCGGGCTTTATCCCGGTATAGGTGGGTCTCACACCGACCTTCATTATACGGTCTCCGACCGCTTCATCCGGGACAGTGTAAACCACCTGACCGAGTAGGGCGTAAGTTGCAGCTATCATCCCATCGGAACGATGGACGGTAGCCGATAACCCGAACTTGTGTCGAGCAGACAAGCTGTTCAGTACTTTATAGAATTGAGTCATCGCCGTAGGTGTCCCGGAACATCTGTGACACTCATCGACTATGATGACATCCCATAAGTACTTGTACTGAGCAAGGTCTAAGCGGCACATCGTCTGTATAGTTGCAAATGTGATACCCTTTCCGATGCTCACCTTACCTTCGGTGATTGTCCCGATAAGCGATTCCTTCATGTACTGTTCGGCACGAGTTTTACTTTGGTTGAGCAGGTCTTTCGTGTGAGTCAACCATAGTGTTCTTCGACCGAGCCGTTCCACGAGGGATATTCCCATCTGAGTTTTTCCGCTTCCTGCCGGGCTTTGAAGGATTCCGTAATGCTTTGCAAGCACTTCATCGACCGCCTTTTGCTGATAGTCATATAACGGTACTCGACACTTGAAGTCTATCGGAGTTGCTTCGGAGAAGTCTGTAAATGTCTCAGCACCTTGAAGCATCGGAGCGATTGCCCTCAGTGTACCAAAAGGAAGGATGAGAGCATTTCCTCGTACCTCGTATAGCGACAGGATTTCCGGGGTATTTCCGACCCAAAAGTGCATTCGCACCTTCTTAGAGTAGTCGGGGTTTCTGATTTTTAGATTTTGGCTGCACCATTGAATCAACTCCTGTGAGGGATTCTCGACTGTAATAGTACTGCCGACAGTTACTTGCATTTTGCAATCCATTTGTCGAGAGGTTTCCCGTACTCGAATATGTCTTGCGCCGTCATGGATGACTTTGCATTCATGAACGCTCTGATTGTGAAGTGAGGAATCATGTAGACCACCTCAGCGAGTTTGATTGCAAACCAACCTTCGCCGTTTCCACAATCTTTCCACAAGCTCATTGAGGAATCCTGATTTTCCTCAACTCTACTGAGCGGGAATCCTTTCCCGGAGCATACCTTACAGTCGATGAGGTATGCCACCTTATTTCGCACAGCGATTACATCGGCGGGTTGCCCCGCTTGATTTTGAGCCAAGTTATGACACCAAAACCCATGATTGAAGAGGATTTCGCACAACTCGGACTCAAAGCTGTTGCCAAGTTTCCGATTGCTCATCTCATTCCTCCAATCCGAAAATATCCTCCATGATAGCCCTGAACTCTTCGGCAATCTCTTCCCGGTCATCTTCATCAAAGAGCTTTATCCGGGAAATGAGGTCGAGGGTCTGACTTTCAATATCTGAGCGAGTAGACCTAACCTCCTGCCGTTCTTCTTCAACCTCGTTCATCAGTTCTCGAAAGTACTGAACTGCTTCGTACCCCATGTACTTATCTATCAGATACTCGAAGTCTTTTGCATCGAAGAGGGTTTCTATCTTGTTATCACTCAGTTTTAGTACTCTCGGCATTGCGGCGTAGCACCTCCTTCAAAAGCTCCTCGGTCGTGAACTCGGAGAGTGAAGGGGAAAGGGATTCCAAGATGGAAGATTTCAGATAGAAAGCGGGACGAACGCCAAAGTCACCATTGTAAGCACCGCTGTCGTACAAACTACCATCCGAGTAGACATACCGAGCGCCGTAGGCGTACCCATTGGACTCAGTGCTATACGCAGTTGCAAGCCACCACCAATCATCGAGGTTAGGGATGACGGAACGGTACTTGCGGTACATATTGCAAGTGAGAAGGAAAATCTTCTGAGTGGTTTCCCCATAGTCCTTCAAGCCATCATCAGAAGTCAGGTCGATGGTCGTAGGGATAAGTGCCGAAGTGTCTGCGCCATTGGCTTTGAGCTTCTTGATGAACTCACCGTTGAGGTACTTGCAAAGCGTACCCTTCGGGAAGTTGTTGCTATTGCCCTCATCGAAGGGCATATTCCCGATGGATTCCTTAGCGAGAACAAGAATCTTATCCTGCTCAACATCGAGAACGATGCAATCCAAACCGCCATAGCTGATTACGCTCGAAGGAGCGATTTTGATGTTTGTTTTTGTCATAACGAAAATCTCCTTTGATTTTTGTTTCAAGTTGTGCTATAATGATAGCGGGTTAATTTCCTTTGCCGCTTACGGTGTTACCGCACCGTTGGCGGCTTTTTCTTTGTAAGACTCATAGAGGGTCATTACAGAGCGGGAATAGTTTGTTGAGTAGATTCCTTGATTCCACAGTCTTCTTGCACCACTCGCACCGCAGTTATACCGCATAAGAGCGAGTTCGACATCACCATCGGTTTTTTCGAGATGTCCCGAAATGATGAAGATACCGCACAAGATGTTTTCCTTCGGGTCAAGGAAGTTACTCACGCCGAGCGTTGAGGACAGCCATTCATGATTACATTGATTGATTTGCATAAACCCATAGTCGTTGCTCGTACTTACGACATCTGACCGAAACGAGCTTTCCTTGTCAATCAGAGCAATCACAAGCTCCATAGGTACTTTGTACTCCGAACATTTCTCTCGTATGTAGTCCTGTAACTCCTCGGAGAGAGGAACATCGAAGTAAAAGACCTGCGGCTCAGGAATGGGGTCAAGACTCGGACTCATGATGTCCGGCTGCATTACGGTTGCGGTCGAAACATCGGTCTTTGTTTCGGGTGTTGAGGTGTTCTGCGGTTTGGGAAGAAACGCCAAACAACCTATCGCACCCGCCGTCATGGAGAGCAAGATGATTCCTATGAGAGCCAAAGTAAGACTGTTTCTCACAAACAATCGTCTGATACCGCCATGCCGTTTCTTATGCACGGTTGTCATGTTGAAACACCTCCAAACTTCCATTGATACTTCACACCGTACTTTTTGAAGTACCATTCTTCAAATTCCCGGCGATGCTCTTCATCCTTCAAATACCGGGAAACTGTTTTGGCGAGAAGTCTGCCGATTCTCTTTTTCGTAGACTCCTCTAACGGAGTACTCACTCACAAACTCCCATCTTCGATTCATAGTCATCGAGGATTTCGAGGGAAGTCTTGATGATGGTTTCCGCTTTCGCACCCTTACGAACTCCACGAAGGACAGAACTCATCTCTGTTTTCTCGGTGATAACACCTCGTTCTTCGAGACGATTCACGAGCCAAGCGTTCGTAAGAGTGTTCCGATAGAGCATCAATCGGATTCTGTCTCGTTCTTCTCTCACATGGTCAACCTCCTTTTTCTTAAACTTTGTATACAACAACGGTTGACAAAACTCGTCTCTAATGGTATAATAGTATTGCCACATACCTAATACCATTGAGGAGCTTCGGCAAAGAAAGAACTTGTCGAGGGTGTCTTTCTTGTTGCCGTTTGTTGTTTACAAGTATATTATACTCCCCATTTAGGAGCTTGTCAAGTGGTTTTAGGAAAAATTCAAAAATAATTTTCCCTACTTAGGAGGGGCATGATATGAACAAGGAATTGTTGATGGAGCGCATTACCGCTCTTTGCAAGGAAAAAGGAGTCAATCTCACCACTGCCTTTGAGCAGAGCGGGGTCGGAAAGAACTTCCGCAGTAACCTGAAAACCTCAAATCCAAGCGACAAAAATCTGTATCTGTTGGCAAAGTACTTCAATGTCAGCATCGAATATCTGTTAGGAAAAGAAACCGAGGAGGACTTAGCTCGCAAGGCGTTGGGCTTAGTTCTTGAATGGCTTGAAGATAACGGCTTTGAAGTACAACAGGACGAGCGTGATGATTACTCTATCGGTAAGGACGGACATTACATTTACCTGTCGAGTGCCGACTTCGCTGCCGAAAGTCTGAGAATTAAAGCCGTAGCAGAGCAAGGTTTTGAACTTGCAATGGAGAAGTGGGAACAGAAGAGATTTCCCTCTATTCACATTGATAGATGCAACAATCATCTCTTCAATGCCATCAACGAAAGCCCCAATGCAACCCTCAACATCAACGGCACAGAGGGATTCACGGCGCAGGAACTCGAATTGATTGACCTGTATCGGAACTTCCCGCTGAGAAAGCAAATGGAGCTGCTGAACTATGCTTTCAGCCTGAAAGAAGGTAAGTAATGAGAGTAGTCCTTTACATGAGATATAGCAGCGACCGTCAGACTGAGCAATCCATAGAGGGACAAAACCGGGTCTGTACGGCGTTCTGTGAACAACAGGGATATGAGATAGTTGGCAGGTACATTGACCGGGCTACATCGGCATTTAAGGACACGGACAAGCGTACCGAGTTTCAGAGGATGATACGAGACAGTGAAAAGCAGCTATGGGAGGGTATCGTTGTCTATAAGCTCGACCGCTTTGCCCGGAATAGATATGATTCTGCTACCTATAAGGCACGACTCAAAAAGAATGGTGTCCGTGTAATTTCGGCAACCGAGAATATCTCTGACAACCCGGAAGGAGTCATCCTTGAAGCAGTCCTCGAAGGAATGGCTGAGTTTTACTCCAAAGAGCTTTCTCAGAAAATTACAAGAGGAATGTTTGAGTCTGCAAACAAATGTCATAGCATAGGTGGTCATATTCCTCTCGGCTATAAGATTGAGAACAAGAAGCTCGTGATAGATGAAGCGGGAGCAGCTATCGTCCGAGAAGCCTTTGACCTCTACGCCAACGGAGCTACCGTTGCTGAGATTTGCGAGACCTTCAATACCAAAGGGTATAGAACGGCAAAGAACGCCGAGTTCAATAAAAATAGTTTTCGGTCGATGTTCAAGAATGAACGGTACATCGGCATTTACAAATATAAAGACCTTCGCATTGAGGGCGGCGTACCCGCTATTATTGATAAGGACACTTTTGCGATTGTGCAAAAGAAGGTCTCTAAGAACGCAGAAGCCCCATCAAGAGGTAAAGCAAAGATAGACTACCTCCTATCACAAAAGCTCTTTTGCGGTCACTGCGGCTCGCTTATGACGGGTGAAAGCGGTACAGGCAAAGGCGGTACAACTTACTTCTATTACACCTGCGGAAAGCGTAAGAGAGAGCATACCTGTGATAAGAAGCCGTTGAAGAAGGACTTTATCGAAAGAGCCGTTGTAGAAGATGCTCTCACGCTTCTCACCCCGGAAACGATAGACGAACTTGCGGACATTGCCGTCAAAGAGTCTATCAGAGAGATGGAGGAGAACTCTATCATCCCGGCGTTGAAAGACCAACTTCACGAAACAGAGCGTTCCATCAACAACCTTGTCAAGATGGTCGAGAAAGGTGTCGAGTCCGATACAATAGCCGACCGACTGAAAGAGTTGGAAAAAGAAAAACGAGCCATCGAGAAACGGCTCGTTGTCGCACAAGACGATTATGTGATTTTGGAAAAAGACCATATCGTTTGGTGGTTAAGTGAGTTTTGTAATGGAGACATCGAAGATGAGGATTTTCGTAGGCATATCATCGACCTGCTCGTAAACTCGGTTACAGTATGGGATGAGCCTGACGGATGGTACAAAATCACTTCCGTTTACAATCTGACATCGAATAAGACCAAGACCTTTCGGTGTTCGGATTTGAGCGGTCAAGCTCCACCAAAAAGGAAAGCACCCCAAGGGGGTGCTTTTTTTGCAATCATAAAAGGAGAATCAAAGGGAGCGGGAGTGAATGACGTGCCTGCGTAGCGAAGCGGCACGAGGGCAATGAATGACAGCCTTGGACGGCTGTCAGAACCCGAGTGTGACCGAGCCGCAGCGAGACTGTCAGAGCCGAGCCTGACCGAGCGTCGTCGAGACGCGAGAATTCGAATCCTCCTAAAATATTCACCGATTTTGCAATAGAACGAGGCAAGACCCCCCGGGCGATAAACACC